ACATGATCGGATGAAGCTAACTACTCCAATGACTATCACCGCGGCAGATTCAGAGTCGCGCACAATCACCGGACGCATCGTGGCATTCGAAGAGCCAGCGAACGCATCGACCGGCAAAGTCGTATTTGCAAAAGGATCAATCCAGCCAAAAGATGTTTTGCTAAATCTTGAACACGATCGCACTCGCAGAATTGCAAAGCCGCTTTCGATTGCTTTGTCTGAAGATCAGATGAGCATCAATGCAACATTCAAGGTTGCAAATACAACCGCAGGAAATGACGCGCTTATTGAAGCAAGCGAAGGTCTGCGCGATGGCTTCTCAATCGAATTGGCTGTCGATGATTACATCAACGAAAAGAATGGGACGATGCGCGTACTTGCTGGCGAATTGACTGGCGTTGCGCTCGTATCAGAGCCAGCCGTTCGATCAGCTCGCGTGTCTGAAGTAGCCGCCACCGAAGGCGAAGAAGATTCTGAATCTGCACCCGCAGAAGCAGAAGCAACACCAACACCAACAACAACAGAAGGAGACGAAGTGGAAAACACCGTCAATGACGCTTCAGCCGTAGAGACGGTCGAAGCCGCACAGTCAGTTACAGCGTCAGTTAAGTCTGTCGCTTATTCAAAGCCACGCATCGAAGTAACAGCTGCAAAGTATCTTGAAAACAAGATCATGGCAGCGATGGGCGACGAGAATGCGCGTCAATATGTACTCGCAGCAGACAACACAACAGACAACGCTGGTCTTGTACCTACTCGCCAGCTTGCTGAAGTTATCAACGGACTTTCAACAACTGTCCGTCCATCAATCGATGCAATCTCACGCGGCACACTTCCAGATGCCGGTATGACTTTCGAGATTCCAAAGATCACAGTTGCACCAGCGGTGGGAACAGTCGCCGAAGATGCAGCTTTCACAGAGACAGATCAGAACTCTGCTTTTGTATCAGTCGATGTTAAGAAATTTGCTGGGCAACAAAAATTCTCAGTCGAATTGCTCCAGCGCACAAGTCCACTTTTCTTCAATGAGTTGCTTTCAAATATGGTCGCAGCTATGGCTAAGCAGCAGGACACTTACACCAACAGCATTCTTTGTACTGGTGCAACAGCAGATGCAACAGGCATCGCAACTTACCCAACAGCCGCAGAACTTCTTGCGTTTATTGGTCGCGGTGCTGCATCCGTTTATGGCGCAACAGCTGGTCTTGCAAATCCATTCGCGCGCAACATCTTGGTGAACACTTCACAATGGTCAAATCTCATGGGTCTAAATGATTCAGGTCGTCCGATCTACAACGAAGTAACACAGCCAATGAACCAACCTGGTCTCGCAACTCCAACATCACTTCGCGGTCGCGTTGCTGGACTTGATCTTTTTGTAACAGCTAACACAGCTGCAACAACTGATCTTGATGATTCAATCTTGATCATCAACCCAGATGCCTACACATGGTACGAATCACCTTCATACCAACTTCGCGCAGAATCAACAGCAGACGGTTCAATTACCGTGGGCGTTTATTCATTTGGTGCTGTGGCGACAAAAATCGCTGGCGGCGCATTCGGCGTAAATAAGTCGTAATTACGACACAATCAATCATGAGGCGGTTCGCTCCCGAGTCGCCTCAGCAGTAGAAAGGGAAGAGCTGATGTCTTTAGTAACTCCGTCCGAACTTCGTTCGGTTCTTGGCGTCAGCTCTTCTCTCTACAATGACGCATATCTTCAAAAGATTATCGACACAAGTGAGCTTGTAATTTTGCCACTTCTTGTCTCTTATTCTTCAGCGGTTACAGATCGCCGCATCGCTTCAAATGTCGCTACCTTGACGACTAACACTCCACACAATTACATCGTGGGATCAAGCGTTGTCGTCGCTGGCGTAGATGCCACATTCAATGGCACATACACAGTTTCAGCTGTGGGAACTGAATACGAATTTTCTTATGCAAAGACAAATGCGGATATTAATTTCAATGCAGTAATTCCACACGGAGACACTTATCTTTCGGGCAAGGATGCCGCCACAATCTATGCGAGCAATCCAGCCGTTTATGAAGCGATCATCGTCGTATCGGTTGAAGTATTCCAATCCATTACAGCTGCCGGTGGGCAGATTGAAGGCGTTGATTTTCAAGTTACGCCATACAGAATGGGTCGCTCACTCTTGAATCGTGTAATCGGGATTCTTGGTAAATCTCTGGATACCGGAGCGATGCTGGCATGATGGCTTCATCGATCGCGGTCAATGTCCGCGGCGCACTCAAGACGGCAATTGCTGGAGTAGCGGCTAACACTTATGACTCAGTACCCGAAGCGCCGATTGTCCCTTTTGCCGCCGTTGTACCTAGCACGCCCTATCTTGAAGCCAATCTAATCGGGACTTCAACCCGAGTCAAAGTCAATCTTGTACTCACAGTCGGAGTCGCTATGTACTCTAACGCTTCGGCGCTCGATAACATCGAGAAGCTGATTATTAGCATTCTGGCGGTTATTCCGTCAGGTTACACGGTGGGAAGCGTGTCGAATCCTGTCCCAATGTCGATCGGAGCTTCGGAAATTCTGATGTCCGAGATCGAACTATCAACCCAATACACACAAACCAACTAGGAGTAATTATGCCAACGACCGTCATCACCGGACGCGATCTAGTATTGACGATCGCTACCGTAAATTACGACGCACAAGTAACAACAGTCTCTCTCGAAGGCGACCATGTAATCGAGACTTATCAGACACTCGATGGTCGCGCTTACAAAGCCATCGATGATTCATGGACTCTCAATGTGGAAATGCTTGCAGACTGGGGCGCAGTCGGTTCACTTTGCGAATCACTTTGGACAGCCACAGAGACAGCACCAAACACAACTTTGGCTGCATCACTTACAGCTGCAACTGGCGCTGTATTTGCTTGCAACATCTTGCCAACATTCCCAAATGTCGGCGGTTCAGCACCAGACGCACAGACAGTCTCGCTATCCTTTCAAGTAGTGGGAACACCAACCGAAACATTTAGCTAAGAGATAGGAAATCGGGAGCATGAAAACAGGGATCACAATTACATATTTCTCAGGGGACTCGGAGTCGTTCACCGCATCGACACCGGAATTCGTAAAGTGGGAACGAAAGACAGGCTTGAAGGTTACACAGCTCGGCGAAAATGTCGGACTTGATGATCTTCTCTTCTTGGCATATAACGCGAAGAAGCGAGAGCTTGCTGGACAACCTATAAAGCCATACGAAGTCTGGTGCGATACGGTGGACGATATTCGATCCGAGGAAGTGGATAGCCCAAAAGCTACGCCGCCGGAAGCCTAAATCGCGTCTTGGTTGAACTGGCGATCGCGACAGGGATACCGATGAAGGAATGGGAAACGGCGGAGCAGATTTACACCGCAATCGAGATATTGGAGAAAAGGAATGGCAAGTAAGCAAGGGACTTTTGCCATTCAAGTCGAGCCAGCAGCTCTTCGAAATTTGATTCAGACTCTTAATCTTTTGGACAAAGAGACTCAAAATCAAGTCCGAGACGCGGCTTATCCACTATCGCAAAGACTTGCTGGACAGTTGCTTATGTTTAGCCAATCAGCACCATCGCCACAGACAAAGCTTGTCGCTAAATCCATCACAGCCAAAAGAGATCGATTGATTCGAGTTGATGTCGGTGGATCAAAGAAGGTCGGTCGCAAATACGGCGGCGAACAATCCAAGTCTGGCAGGGGCGCAAATGTACGCCAGCAATCAGCGCCAGCGGGCGCTTTGCTTTGGGGAACTGAATACGGTTCGGGCAAAGGTACAGACTCAATTGGTCGTCCATATTCCAATCGATTCAAAGCGGCTCGCAATAAGCGCGGCTATTGGATCAATCCAGCCGTGGACTATTACACGCCGATCGTTGCAAAAGAGTACATCGATATAATTCAGACAATAATTCGAAAGGTGGGACTCGACTGATGGCTGGCATTCCAAAAGTAAAGATCACCTTTGACGCGGATTTCGACGAATTAAAGCGCGGAGTCAAAGGCGCTGAAAATGAAGTGCAAGGCTTTGGCGATAAGGTTGCAAAATTTGGAAAGATGGCTGGTGCGGCATTTGCCGTCGCTGGTGCGGCTGCTCTTGCTTATGGCGCTGTACTTCTTAAGCAAGGCGTTGAGTCTGCAATCGCTGATGAAAAGGCTCAAGCAAAACTGGCGACAACATTACAAAATGTTACTAACGCCACCGATGCCCAGATTGCCGCCGTTGAAAACCAAATTCTTCAGACTTCACTTCTTACCGGACTGACCGACGATGCGCTTCGCCCAAGCTTTGAACGCTTCGTCCGAGCCACAAAAGATTCAGATGAAGCTCTTAAACTTCAAAGCGTTGCCATCGATGTCGCGGCTGGATCGGGCAAATCGCTTGAAACTGTAACGAATGCGATGGCTCGCGCAGCTGAAGGAAATACTGGCGCTCTTTCAAGATTGGGCGTAGGACTCACAGCAGCTCAACTCAAGACAATGTCGATGGACGAAGTTACGAAGTCTCTTGCGACAACTTTCGGCGGACAAGCCGCAGAGCAAGCCGACACATTTGCGGGCAAGATGGCTCGACTTCAGGTCGCATTCGATGAAGGCAAAGAGACAATCGGATCTTTTGTTCTAGATGCCGTTACTCCGATGATTAATACAATCGTCAATACCGTGATCCCAGCCGTTGCAGGATTCATCGATTCAGTCGGTGGCAAAGACGGCTTGACCAATGCTTTCAAGACTTACATCGATCTCATCAAGAATATCTTTCAGCCAGTACTTCAAGGCTTCAAATTTGCATTTGACCAGATTAAAAATGCGGTCATGGCTAACAAAGAAGAATTCACAGCTCTATTTAAATTCTTAAAAGACTTTGTTGCACCGTTACTTGGTGGAGTGTTAAAGCTTGCAATTCAGGGAATCGGAATTGCTTTGGGAGTTGTGATCGGAGTCGTCGGTAATCTCATTAGCGGCTTCCGAACACTTTTCGGAATCATTCAAAGCGTCGTGGGATCAATCCAATCTTTGATTTCTTTGGTAGCAAATAACCCAGTCGTTCAGGGAATCGGGAACGCGATCAGCTCTGCATTCGGTGGCTTTCGCGCAGCTGGTGGACCGGTATCGGCTGGCAAATCCTATGTTGTAGGCGAGCAAGGTGCTGAAATGTTTGTCCCTAGTTCGAACGGCACAATTGTGCCAAATGGCGGAATGGGTAGCACTTTCAACATTACTGTGAACGGCGCGATCGATGCCGAAGGTACAGCCCGCACAATCGTGGATGTACTTAACCGATCCAATGCCCGCGGCACTCTTGGCGCAAATAGGTTCGCTTTCGCATGAGCCTATGGACTCCGACTTGGAGCATCGAAATTGATGGCGTTGAGTACAAGGATGTGGCTCTAGCAAATCTCAATATCGGCTCGGGTCGCAACGACATTTACACCCAAGCCATCGCTGGGTATTGCAATTTGACTTTGATTAATCTTGACGACTCTGGGATCAATCCGACAATTAATTCGGGCGTAACGGTATTTGTAAATGATTCCAATGGTGATCCAGTAGCTCTTTTCGGCGGTTCAATAACAGACATCATCGTGGGCGTTCAATCTGGCGGTTCAATAGGAATTACCCAAACGATCTCAATCACGGCTCTTGGGGCGCTCTCAAGGCTTCCAAAGGTACTTACCGAAGGAGTCTTGGCGAAGAAATTAGACGGCGAACAGATTTACGATGTATTACAAGGCATTCTGTACGGCGCTTGGAATGAAGTGCCGGCGGCTTTAACTTGGGCGGCATACGATCCGACGACGACTTGGGCAAATGCTCAAAATTCTGGGCTTGGAGAAATCGACACAGGTAATTATGAGCTTACGGCGCGATCGGCTTCAATTACCGATGCTTACTCTTTGGTCGCGGCTTTAGCGACTTCGGGACTTGGCTACCTGTATGAGAATGCCGCTGGTCAAATTAGCTATGCGGACAGCACACATCGCAGCTCTTACCTTGCCACAAATGGCTATGTGGATTTGAGTGCCAATGATGCTTTTGCTACTGGACTCCAACTAGCTACTCGCTCGGGCGATGTTCGCAACTCAATCACCATCCAGTACAAGAACGGTCAGCAAGTCTCCGATTTTGAACAAGCTTCCATCGATGTCTATGGGACTTTAGCCCAATCCATTCAGACGACTCTTGAACTCGAAGCTGACGCTGAAGATCAAGCGGCTTTCTATCTTGGACTAAGAGCTTATCCAAGAGCCAATTTTAATCAAATCTCATACCCAATCGGATCGCCAGAATTAGACGACTCCGATCGAGACAATCTGCTCAATGTTTTCATGGGAATGCCGGTAACAATCAATGATCTGCCAAACAATATGAACACTAGATTTCAAGGCTTTGTCGAAGGCTGGCAAATCCAAGCTGGAATCAATTCCCTAACTATCTCGATGTATCTGAGTCCGACCGAATTCTCACTTCAGGCAATGAAGTGGAACGATGTGAGTGGCGCAGAGACTTGGAACACACTATCAAATACACTTATCTGGGACGACGCGTTCATCGTCGCTTAAAGGAGACAACATGGCAACGACAACACCTAACTTTGGCTGGACAGTCCCAACATCGACTGATCTCGTCAAAGACGGAGCAACCGCAATCGAGACACTTGGAGACGGAATCGATGCTTCATTCGTCGATTTAAAAGGTGGAACGACAGGACAGTATCTTTCAAAGGCATCCGGAACGGATCTTGATTTTGCTTGGGCGACTCCAACCGCTGGCGCATTGGTTTTCATAGCCGGCGCATCGCCATCAGGTGCGAGTGCCGTTAATTTTAATTCATGCTTTACATCAACATATCAAAACTATGTAATCTATTTCAATCTAATTGGTACGACGACGGCTAATCTATGTATGAGATTGCGTGATGCTGGATCAGATAGAACCGCTTCAAATTACGATTATTTTGGTCAAAGCATAATTAGTACAGGTACATCAGGCGCTTGGTTCGGTGCCGCTGGCAACCTTTGGTATCCAAACAAAATCAGTTCAACTCGAACAACAGGCAATATTCAGATTTTCAATCCAAAAGAAACCAGCACCACGACTGGCAATTCTCAATCAACAGATGCAGCCGCTACTGATCGCTATATCACTATGGGCTTCACTTACAGCGCAAGTGCATCAAATGACGGATTTTCTCTATTCCCAGACGCAGGTACTTTTACTGGAACAGTAAGAGTTTATGGAATCGCTAACAGTTAGGATATGAAATGAATATTTTAGAAATCAATGCAGACACTCAACAAGTCATCGAACGAGAAATGACTCAAGAAGAAAGTGCTCAACGCGAGTTAGATGAGCAACAAGCTGCAAACAAAATTGCAGCCGATGAGTCAAAAGAAATCTCAAAAGCTGCGCTATTGGCAAGATTAGGCTTAACAGCCGAAGAAGCGGCGTTATTACTTCAATGAGTTATCCAAAGGGTACAGCCGCTCACGCCATCGAAATTGCAAAAGCCGAAATTGGCACAATTGAAGAAGGCGACAATCTGACCAAATATGGAGCATTCACAAAAGCCAATGGCTTGCCGTGGTGCGGTTCATTTTGCAACTGGGTACTTGCACAAGCTGGAGTCAAGGTTCACTCGGTTGTATCAACGGCAGTCGGAGCGCATAAATTCAAGGAGATTTCACGGTGGCATGAGATACCGGCAATCGGCGATTTAGCATTCATGGACTTTCCACATGACGGAGTCGATCGCATATCTCATATTGGAATTGTCGCTGGCATCGATGGAAAGACGATCACAACTATCGAAGGCAATACATCCGGCAGCGGCGATCAGCGCAACGGTGGCATGGTCATGGTTAAGACCCGAACGATTGGCAAAGAAGTGGTCGGCTTTGGTCGTCCAAAGTATGTGCCATACAAAGGCGAATATCCAATCATCGTCGTCCAAGCGCCGAAGAAATCCATTCTCAAGAAGGAGAAGAAGAAATGAAAGAAATCAAAGGATTAGCAGCTTCATGGGCGCGATCATTCATGGCAGCGGCTATCGCTGTGTACATGGCTGGAATTACTGATCCAAAGGCAATCGCAGGAGCGGGACTAGCTGCGGTTCTCCCAGTTGTGCTTCGTTACCTAAATCCCAACGACGCATCTTTCGGGTTAAAGGGGAAGTGATCCGGAAGCTACTTCAGACAGCTCTAGCGGCGGGAATTCTGCTAGGGCTGTCTGCTTGTGGTTATCAAGGATGGACTCGATATGAATGCCAAGAATTCGAAAACTGGCAAAAGCCTGAATGCAATCCGCCGGAATGTAAGGCTCTCGGAGTCTGTACTGAGGACATATACGGAGAAGATCCAAATGGGTTCACATCAAACACGCCTAAGTAATGAGCAGCTTAAAGCAAGACTGATCGTATTTATCGGAGTGGCTTTGGCTCTGACTTTCATGTTCTCGGTCGCTGGAATGCTCTACGCGCTCATCTTTGTAACTCAACCCTTAGGCGATCAAGCTCCAAACGATCGGGCGTTCATCGAGCTATTGTCCACACTCACCATCTTTTTGACTGGTGCGCTTGGCTCTGTGCTGGCATCGAACGGACTTAAGGACAAGCCAAAAGACCAAACCGACACGCCCAAAAACACGCAGGATTCTTGACGATGTCGGCTGATTGCTTCACTCTGTACGCAGGGAGCGAAGTTCAGTAACTCTCGGATCGGGAGCAAAAATGTACGCATTTCAAGAAGTCGCCGTTTGGATGCTATTTGGAGTATTGGCTGGATTTACAGCTGGTTACACGATGGGACTTAAAGATGGCAAGCGCGAAGGATTTATTCGCGGCAAGATTGCAGGGCGCAAGAATGCCGAGATCCGCTAATGGGATTCTTGGACAATTACGAGACAGTCAATCAAAAGGTCATACGCCTACACGCCACATTCCCAACGAACCGCATCGAGACATCAATTATCGATTGGCAACCCGACAAGGGATACATTCTCATCGAGTGCCGGATCTTTCGTAATTACGAAGATGAGAAGCCAGCGGCTATCGATTACGCACACGGCATGGTCGGAGCTTACAACCCGCAGATGAAACGCTGGTATGTCGAAGATACAGTCAGCTCTGCGATTGGAAGATGTGCAAGCGTGGTCTTGGGTACGGAGACGAAACCTAGTTTGGAATCAATGCAACAAGTCGAGACGATGCCAAAAGCCTTTATCGAAGAGGATCTTTGGGCAAAGCCTTTTAGCGAAGATGGATTCTCTACAGCCAAATCATCAATCGATGAAATCAAATCAAAGCTTGGCGGTGAGATCCTGTCTGAATCGCCTATCTGCGCACATGGACACATGTTGCTCAAAGAAGGCACAGCAAAGACTGGCAAGCCATATCGCGGGCATGTCTGCGTGGAAAAGGTTAAAGCCAATCAATGCAGTCCGATCTGGTATGTCTTGGGATCAGACGGTCAATGGAAGGTGCAGCTGTAATGGGCGAAATGGAGATCACCAAGCTAGACACCGGAGAGCGCACAATCATCGAGATCGATGGGACAGTCATCAAAGACCAGGTCATCCCGCCGAAAATCGAATGGTGCGATCGATGCCAGATGTACAAAGAATTACAAGGTGGCAGATTCGACAAAGTCATGGGATCTAATGAGCTTTGGTATTGCGGGGCTTGTAAATGAAGATGAAGATTACGCACGAAGATGAGTGGACAGCTGCAAAGGTCGCCATCGAACGCGTTGAAGAGATCGAAGGCAAGCCAGATCATGTCTCTCGATACAACAAGAATCTGTCTTTTCACGATTACATTTGCGAGATTGCCGAATCAGTAGGTGCTGAAATCGCAGTCGCAAAATACTTTGGGATTAAAGACTTCAACCCAAGAGCATCACGATTCAAGCGAACCGCAGATGTGGGATCAATCATCGAAGTCAAGTGGACGAAGTACGACACAGGATCTCTTATCATCTACGACGGCGATCGCAATACCGACATCGCCATTCTTGTAACTGGAAAGAGTCCAAACTATGTCTTGAAGGGCTGGATACCGGTCGTCATAGCCAAGAATCAGAAATGGCGCAGACGCGACCAACCGACATATTGGGTCGAGCAGTACAACTTACATCCGATCGAGAATCTGAGAAGGAGCAGTCATGGAGAAGCAACGCTTCCAATGCAGGGTTGAAAAGAAAATTACAGATCATTCAGTTATGAAGAACGAAGTACCGCTGGGTATGTATGTCGCGATGGTTCAATGTCTAAGTTGCGGAGTGATGGGGATCAAGAATTTGGACGATGCTTGTGAGTGAATATGAGTATCAATGTGAAGTCTGCAATAAGCGAAAGTTGATTCGACGATCGATGTCCGATTCCCTAGCGCGCGCTCCTTATTGCGATGGATGCGACATTCCAATGTCTCGAGTCTGGACAGCTGCACCAATCCATTTTAAAGGCAAAGGATGGGGCGGATCTAAATGAAGATTGGTTCACTTTGCACCGGATATGGTGGACTAGATATGGCAGTCGAAACCTATTTCGATGCTGAAACTATTTGGTGCGCTGAAATAGACAAATACGCTTCAAAGTTAATTGCCGAACGATTTGATTATCCAAATCACGGCGATATTAAAAAAATCAATTGGGCTGAAATTGAGCCAATCGACATATTGACCGCCGGCTATCCATGCCAGCCATTTAGCAACGCAGGGCAACGAAAGGGAATTGAAGATGAAAGACACATCTGGCCGCACATCAAAGAAGCTATTGGCATTCTTAGACCAAGATTTATTGTGCTGGAAAATGTCCGAGGACATCTCACGCTCGGATTCAAAGAAGTTCTCGCAGACCTTACCCAAGTCGGGTATGACGCAAAATGGCAAATTGTACGAGCTTCCGATGTCGGCGCACCACATCGAAGGGAAAGACTCTTTGTCGTTGCTTACGCCAACAGCAACAATCGGGGAATTTCATCATCGAACGAAACTCTTGCCAACTCCAAAGATAGCTGGTCAGGGCGACAAGCCAGCCCAATATCGAGGCAAATCTCCGAGTATGGAAGAGATACTTCAATTACTTCCAACTCCGACAGTTGTACATGTGAGAAATCACGACGAGCCGATTCAAGTGTTTATGGATCGTCAAGCGAGGAGTTCGACTGGTCAGATCGGGAAAAGCACAGGAGTGGCTGTGAGACTCATTTCGACACCTGTGGTGAATTCCAGCCACACAACAGGAAAGTGCAGGAATTGGGGAAGCGATTTACTCCACGATGTGAAATGCATTTGCAAGCCGTACCGGATCCATTGGATCAAGATAAATTAAATCCCAAATTTGTTGAATACATGATGGGCTTACCGAAAGGATGGGTTACAGACTTGGACATATCTCGAACTCAGCAATTGAAGATGCTTGGAAATGGCGTAGTACCGCAACAAGCGTATTTCGCTTTGGAACAGTTATTCGCTTTGGTGGATGCATCATGAGGACAGAAATCAAGCACACTTGTGATTGTGGAAAGACATTCTTGATCGATTCGGCAAGACCACTTGTAGCTGTAACGATCTTACAAGTCTCAATCAAGAATCATTCAAAGGATTGTGATCTCTGTGGATAACCTGTGGACAACACGCCCAAAGCCCGCTCAAGTTATCCACAATCTTGCTATGTATTTGACTAAGCCTGTACGCTCCATACTCGCTGGCGAGCGGCTGAAGCCGATAGCTCGCGGGCGTAGTCTGGTGCTATTGGGTGCGCTATTTGTTGTTAGCACAACACCAGCGGAAGCAAATCCAAATACAGACAATCTCAAGCTCTATGCACATTCAAGAGTTGTTAATTATGAGCAATTCCTTTGTTTATCTAAGATCATCTACAAAGAGTCAAGATGGTCGGTTACAGCGAAGAATGGTAGCCACTTCGGACTTGGTCAGATGCGATCAAAGCATTACCGGAATCTAGATGGCTATCGTCAGATAGATGCCACAATCAAATACATCAATCATCGATATGGTTCAATGTGCAAAGCATGGGCATTTCATCAAAAGCGAAATTATTACTGATGACGCTACATTCACAGCGCAAGAGCAACAGCACTCAATGGAAGAAGCTACGCCTACGCATACTCTCAAGAGATGGTCGAGAGTGTTACTGGTGTGGCATGGATGCAACAACAGTCGATCACATCATCCCAGTAGCCAAAGGCGGGTCAGATGATCCAGAGAATCTTGTTGCAGCTTGTCGTCGATGCAACTTTTCGAAGCAAGATAAGATGCCAGATGAATTCATGTTGAAGAAGGCGGGTCTTTTTTCTAAGGGTGATTCCACCGCCCATCTCTCCCGCGGTTCTATTTCACCACCAAACGAATCAAGAAGGCATTGAAATGGATCAAGAAGGTACAAAGAGACTCCAACTGGTTCAAACAGGCTCAGATCGGCTCACACAGGTTTTAGAGCCTACTCCAGAGACGCTTTATGGCTCTGTAACTCCCAGAATCCACTCACGCTTACGCTCAGACTTGCCTACGCGTGGACAAGAGCTAATCGACTTCTCCAACTCAATTGGATTCCCGCTTATGCCGTGGCAAGAATGGCTGGCGATCGAGGCTCATCGGGTGAAGGCTGACGGTCGCTG